CTATGCAGCCGCTGGGTGATCCTCCCGCTGGTTTCGCGCCGCCACTTTCTGGTCAATCCAGGCCTCGACCTCCGAAAGAAGCCAGCGGGAGGTGCTGCCCAGCTTGATCACCGGAGGAAACTCCTTCCGGGCGATCCGTTCATAAATGGCGGTCCGCTTCAGCCCGGTGAGCCGGGTGACTTCGGGCAGGGGGATGAGGCGCTTCTCGGTCATGCTGCTTTACTCCTATCGTTCGCCCGCATCACCCGGGCGTTGTTGCGTAGCCGGCGCAGCTCGCTGGCGATCTCGCGCCGCGGCGTGCCGGTGGGGAAGGTCCAGGCCAGCATGCGCAGCCGGCCGTTGTGGGCGCGCCAGAACAGGCGGTAGGTGCTGCCACCGAAGACATTCGGCGCCACGCGGCCCCAGGTGAAGTCGGCGACCTTGCGGGGTGGGCGGTTCGTGGCGGCGATCATGCGGCCACCACCTCAGCAGGATCGGCCACGCTCAGCCCTCGCGCTTCGGCGTAGGCGCGGATGAACTCCGCCGCTTGCCACGGGTTGATGGCATTGCCGTAGGCGCGCAGTCGTCCCACACGGTTGGATATCCCATGAGCCAGCGGGAATGTGCCGGGTTCAACAGGCCGCCACTTCCCATCCCTGCATCGGAGCCAGTCAGCAGTTCGCCAGAAGCCGTTAGTCGCGCCGGCGAATCCAAATCCAGCATCGCTACTCTCTGCGGCAGTGGAATGCCCGTGTCCTGCGGCCGATATGTTCCCGTGCCCCTGGATGCGTCCTGCGCGGTCGGGGTTGGCCAGCCGGCTAAGTTTGCCGCGATCGGCAAGTCCATTCCGTATCCCGGCCGAGGGCGAGCTCGCCCCGCTGTCGCATCTGAATCGTGCGGCGCAGGACAGGTCGGAGTCGGCCATCCCGCAAGTAGCACTACCGCTGACAGTGGCTTGCCACGCGGATGGCTCCAACGCTTCTCGTTGAACTCGTCCGTTGCCTGCTCGCTCCGGTAATCCCTCGCCGCGCAAGTCGGCCACCCAGATATTGCGATCTCGAATGTGCGCTGAGCCGATGCCCGCAGACGGAAACGGCTCACACCCAAAGGCGTAATCCATTCCCTCCATGTCAGCGTGTACAAGGTCGATCCAAGGGTCTGCGTCCTTGCTCGCAACCTGCTCTCCAAAGATGACTGCAGGTCGGCACTGCGCGATGAGGTGCTGCCAGGCGGGCCATAGATGCCGCTCGTCTTTAAACCCAAGGCCTTTACCTGCCGCGCTGAAAGGCTGGCAAGGGCAGGAACCGGTCCATAACTCCCGATCGGACCAGCCTGCAAGTTGGACGGCGTAGGCCCAGCCACCGAGACCTGCGAAGAAATGGCACTGCCGGTATCCGCGCAGCTCGTCGGGTATGACATCCTCGATGCTCCTGGTGTCGATGTCGCCGGCGGGGATGTGGCCGGCGTCCATGAGGTTGCGCAGCCAGGCCGCGCAGTACGGGTCGATTTCGTTGTAGTAGTGAAGGCCGCCCATCACCCACCCCTCTTGGCCGCGATGGCTTGGTCTCTCGCACACTGACTGCATAGCGCCGGTCCGCCGCAGCGTGCTTTCATACCGTCAGGTCTCGCCCACGCATGTCCATGGCCGGAGTTGGTGCCTACGCGGAGTGTGTCGAACCATCCGAGTGGCTTAGTGGCGGCCGCTTGGTTGCCAGTCTTCGCCGCCATGGACTCGATTCGACGAGTTGCCGCGACTACTTCGTCCGTCAGGTGATGCGACATCGACACGTCGCCGAAGTGCGAGAAGATGAAGCGCATCAGCGTGAATGCGTCGTTCGCATCTACCGAGCATTCCTCGGCAGTTGCGCTGGCGTGGGATAGGTCGTCCCGTGCTTTCCATCCGGTCCATAGGTCATTGACCCAATCACGCACATATTTGCCTTCGCGATCCATGCCGATGGCAATTCGCCCGTAGCAACTTTCAAGCCACGCCTCGAACGCCTCTCGCACCTTCTTCTCGTCGGTCATGGCTGCACCTCCGGCTTGACTACGCCAATGCGACGCTTGCCGCACTTTTCGCATTCATAGCGTCCGCGTTTCATGATATGGACCATGAACCCGCGCTCGGTTCTAACGATGACGTTCTTTAACCACTTCCACTTGTGGCGTTTGCAGGCAGCGATCATCACCCCTTCTCCTTCCCGGCGAGCGTCGGGGCGGCGGATAGCATCGACACATAGGCATTGCGTGCTGCGCGCTGACGAGTCGGCATCTGTGGTCGGCGCGTGTAGTCCACATCGCATTTAAGCGATGCCGATCCAGCCATAATCATCTTCTGTGTCGGCTCACGGGGCACCAGCACCATCCCCTCCGGCACGGCCGCGCGCTCGGCGCTGTGCATCGCGATGATGGGCGGCGCACATCCTCCGCACTCCACCACCTTCCCCTGCGCCTCACCGCCTTGCGCGGCTTGCGAGTGGGGTTGGGATTCGTTCATGTGAGACAGCATCACTTCGCGGCAGTCATTCCAGCCGGCGTTGTATTCATGCTCACGAACAGTCACCCCGTTGCGTGGCAGTTCCTCCGGCACCTTCGCCGCCATAGGCTGCGCCATACGCGCGGAGAGGGATTCGCCGAATGACTCTTCGATCCAGAGATGGATGTTCGACAGTTCCCAGCCCTGATGCACGAATACGAAGTCTGCTACCTGTCGAAGTGCGGCCATGACATCGGAGGCGTAGACCATGCCATCCGTCATCTGCACCGGAGCGCTGGTCAGGTGCGCGTCGATGGCATCGGCGAGTTCGTCAAGCCTAGAAAACGACGGCTTATGGACCAGGGAAACCGAATTACGCAACTCGTCGCGAATCTGCTCAAGCGTCATCTCACTCATGGCTGTTGTCCTTCTTGTTTGCTCTGCGGCTGCATTCGTCGACGTATGCGATAAATCCAAACACCGCAATGTAGAGAATCGCAATACCCATCGTGAGCAGAAGCCAAGCCAGATCAACGCTCATGGCTGTCTCCGATGGATGCGCGGGCGGCGAGAAGCTTTCGCGCTTCGCCTATGTAGTGATCATCGCCTTCATCGCGTAAGCCGCAATACGCTCCACCATGTTGATCAAGGCATTCCGTTACATCGCTTAGACACGCCCTAAGCGCCTCGTTCTCCTTACGTAGCGCGGCGAGTTCGTCAAGCATGGCTATGGCTGTGGCGGGGTTGAAGGCGGCGATGAACTTCGCATTTGCGTCTGCTTGACGCTTGTTTGTGTCAATGCCATCGAAGCCATTCCATCGAATTAGACATTCATGGTCGGGTCCATGGATTTCGTTTATGCGAAGCGAGAACTGAGGGCGAAGCTTGCCGCTAAGTCGCGACCACGGACCGGGCGTCGCCTTCTCCGCCACGTCGCGCAGATGTTCGTGGCTGGTGGTCATGCGTCCCCCTTCTTGGCTCGGGCGGAGTCGATGGATTCGCTCTTGAGCGCAGCGTCACCGCACATATCGGGGTCGCGCAAGTCTCGATCCAAGCCTTCCACCGGATTCACGACGTGATGCCACGTCAGATACTTGATGGCGCACAGGCGCAACGCCCCCACCTCCGCTTGCAGGCGGGCGCGGTCGTTGTGAACTGATGCGAGGATGTGAGCGAATCCGCACATCGTTTCGTAGCTGCCGAGCGCTTCGATAGCGCTAAGCACCTGCTCATCCGTGTAACTCGTCATAGGGAGTGGCCTTTGGCTTAACCGCGCGATTCTTCGTTAAATCCCCACTCGGCCATATTCCACATGGCATCCGAGCAACATTCGGTTCGCTCGTCCTCGGACATGGCATCCCATTCCTCGGCAGGAATCTCAAGGTGCGCTTCGCACTTCGATCCGACCTTGTTGGTTTGCACATGAATCCTGATCTTGACCATCTCACTCATCACGCTCTCCTTTGTAGGCGGCAGTGGCCGGAGGCGATCCCGGCTTTGTGATGCAGGATGTCCGGACATCTCGCCTACATGCATCTCGTTGTCCAGGCGATAGACCTACGCATCGCCACTGCGCATTCACTGCCATAAATTTTGTGGCCAACCCACTCGGAAGGCGCCTTCAGCGAAGGCGCCGGCCGTGGGGGTCAGGCGGCGTCCTGCATGGGCTGCTCGCCCTCGCCGAAGCCGCTGAGCGTGGTCTGGTCGGGATCGGGCTTGACGTTTTCCGTGCCGCCGTAGAACTCGCTGGCGCCGGCAACGATCAGCAGCACGGACTGCCCGGCGGCGTCGATCAGCTCATGGCGGTGCGCGTCGTGCTTCTGCAGGGTGAGCACGGCCTTGATGCCGTCCTTGACCGTGACGCTTTCGACGGTGGCGACGATGGTTGGCCGGTTGCCACTGGCGATGATCTCGACGGCCTGGCGCACGTTGTCGGTGATGCGGCTGGAGAGGCGGTAGATCGCCTCCTGCTGATCCTGCTCGTTGAGCTTGGCCCATACGTCGCGCTGGATCTTCAGCTCATCGACGCACGCGGCCAGAAGGTCGCCGGTCATGGTCTCGGCGGCCATCTCGACCGCGGCGGACTTCGCGGCGGCTTGGATTTCTTCGTGGTGCTTGGTCATGATCTTCCTCTCGTCATTGAAGGTCAGTGCTTCTGGTGCTCGCGCCACAGCGGATCAGGGTCCGGCACGTCGATGCCGTACTCCGCAGCGCGGCGCTGGATGAAGTCGTAGAAATCGGCCATGGTGACCGTGTCGATTCGGTCCTCTTCGCCCCGCTCATCGGTCGTGGTGGTGCGGCGCGGGCGTGGCTTGCCCAGCGGACCATCCACCCAGCCGAAGAAGTCGCCGCAGAAGTCCCGGTGCAGCTTCCGCTTCTCGAAATCGCCTTGCAGGCCAGTGGCGGCCATGATCCGGTCGTAGGCCACGCCGAACAGGGCGCCGAGCTGCTTGTCGGTGCGCTCGCGATGTGCAATGCGGATCTCGACGCGCCAGGACTTCGACTCCGGCAGGCGGTCGATCATCGCGTGCAGGTTGGCCTTGACCTGGTCGCGCCCCGGATGGCCCTTGTTGAGGACGTAGGTCTCGGCCATGGCTACGCCGCAGCCTTCATCGTCGAATCGGCCGCCAGATTTATTACTCGCACCAAGCCCCGGTAGATGGCGGCCAGGTCGTCCTCGGCGTAGAGCTTTGCGGCGCGGTCGGTGCCGACAGGATGGAAGCCGAGTTGCGCAAGGCCGTCGGCGGTGATCGACAGCGGTGAGATGCGATGGTTGATGTCGCCGAGCTTCACTGTGCGGCGCGGGCCGACGTCGGGCATCGAATCGAATGGTAGGCTTTCCAAGGCCTTCAGGTCGGCTCCGATGGACTGGGTGTTGGATGGCGCTGCGGCCGGCTCGACCTGAAGCCGCTCGGCGATGCGCGCAGCGACCAGGTTGCGTAGGTCCTCCACGGTCTTTGTGGCGCAGAGCGTCACGCGATCGGCGAACAGATGGGCGTGATCCGGGTAATCGGCGAGCACGGCGACGTTGGCGCGCACGCGATCGGCCTGTTGGCTAGCCTCGATCTTGATGGTTGCCGCGCGGCCGTTGGCCGCCTCGCGGATGCTGGCGATGGTCTTCTTGCCCTTGATCGCCTCGCCGATATGTGCAGACAGGGATGCCCAGATCGGAATGGCGTGCTCGCCCATGGAGGCGTTGATCGCCTCGTAGTGCGCCCGAACGCTGGCCGCCGCCTCGGCGACGATCTCGCCGCGCCTCCGCTCCTTCTCGGCCTTGACGAGCCTGTCCAGGTCCAGGCGTACGCGGCGGGTCTCTTCGGCCACCTCGTCCATGGTGCGGAACACGGCGGCTATGTCGGCCGTCTGGCTCAAGACCTGCTCTTTGGTCAGCTCCAGGCGTTCTTCAACGTCCTTACACCACTTCACCGTCTTATCGGCGTCGGCGAAGTCCTCGTCGGTCTGCAGGTCGCGATTGATCGCGCCAAGCACTGCCAGGGCGTTTTCCTTGAACTCGGCGAGGTTGCTGGCGGTGACCATCCCGGTGACTTCGACGCGGAGTGCCGGAAGCTGGTCAGGCGCGCGGCCGGTGACGACGATCGCAGGAGCTTCGTCGGGCTGATAGGCGGCAACATCGGCCTCGAATTGCGCCCAGCCGGCTATGATCCGGGAGCGCAGGGCCTGATCCGGCACGTACCAGCAGTGGCGCTCCTCGACCAGTTCGTTGCCGTTCCATTTCGACGCCATGAACAGCACGCGGCCGGCTCCGGACACGAGGCACTGGTGTTCCATCTGAATGCGGAACATTTCGGGCAGGGCCACATCGCTGCTCAGGCCCGTTGCCGGCATGGCCGCACGCAGCGCATCGTTCAGCGTCTTATGCTCGAACGCGATGTCGCCGAGCATCGTCAGGCCGTCAAAGCTGGCCGAAAACTTGCCGTCTTCGCCGACACATGGAAACAGCTCCTCCCCGACGATCTCTTCGGCAAGCGGCCGGGCAAGGGCCTCGTAGCGATGGCCATCATCGAAGCGACGCTGAGTGGCCTCGTCTATCTCGGCCGAAACGCCAGTCGTCGCCTCGCGGATCAACTGAGCGCGGCTCTTGTAAGGCGACGCGCCGAGCATCGCCGGGGCGTCACTGGCATTGAAGTGCGTGGCGCGGTGGGCGTGCCATTCGGGCGATCCCTGGACGAGATCGAGAATCTTCATGGCTGCTTCTCCCCGCCGTTGGCCCACGATGCGATCTCGATCTTCTGATCGCTGGTGAGGAGTTCCTTGGTCTGGATCATGGCGATCAGGTCGTTGACCGGCTTTCCGCCCTCGACCGCCTTACGCCATACGGCCTTCTTCTTGTCGAACGATTCGTCGCTGCAGGTCGGTAGCGCCTTGGATTCGGAGCCACCCTTGCCAGCCTGCTCGGCCTTGTTTTCCATGACGCTCTTCCAGGACGACTCGCCGTCACGGATGGCGCCGTAAATGCCGCGCAAGTCGACCAGCTCAGCCGGCGAACAGGTGTCGAGAGCGTGCCCGAGGTAGGCGGACAGGTCGGCCGCCTTCACGCCGATCTCGCCGAAGGCATCGGCGATGCGCTTGCGCTCGGCATCGGGGTCGCGTGCCGCTTCGTTCAGGCGGACTGACTTGATGATTTCCTCGGCCTCGTCTTGCAGGTCGCCGGGGATGATGCGCAGGCCAAGGGTACGGATCGCCTTGGATACCTGGGCCGCACGCTTGTTGAGGATGTCGTCCTCGGTGCCGGGCACGGTGTAGGTGTTCTTGCCCCAGCTGTTCTTGCGGACGCTGATATAGCTGCCGTCGTCGCTCGGGCTGGAGCGCTCGACGGTCTTCGTGACGCGCACATCCAGCGGATAGGTGACGTTCGATTCGAGGTCCGTCACCGATACACGGTGAACCTCTTTCGTCTCGTCCTCGAAGATCATGGTGGTCTCCACGAGGACGTTGGTCATGCACCGGAGTGCCACCTCCACGAAGCGGATGCCCAAGCCTTCGACGCCCTTGCCGATGGGCTTCCGGTAGTACGCGGACTTGTTGTTGGCGAAGCTCGGGCGACGGCACTCCTTAAGGAGGTCCTGGCGCACCTGGTCCCACTGGCGCGGGCGACGCATGGCCATCACATAGCGCGCCTCCACCATGGCCTTCGCTTGGGCTGCGACAGCCGAGGACGCGGTTTCCTGTACTGCAAGGGTGGTGCTGGTGCCGCCGAAATCTTCGCGGACGGCTACTGCCTGAGCGATGGCATTCATTGAGATTCCTTGCCGGTATCCGCCGGCGCGGTCTTGGAATGGGGTGATGGCGCTACTGTTTGGCCGGTTCTTCGGCCTGGTCCTTGGGAAGAAGATTTGGGCGGCCGGGCAGGGCGACCAGCACGGGGCGCCCTTCGACGATGCGCACGCGCGGCGGCGCGGCTCCCGTGTTCTCGCGGTCCTGCATTTCGGCGGCGTACCGCGGCGAGTAGCGAGCCATGCGTTCGGCAGCGCTCATCGGCATGCAACCGGACCAGTCCTTTGGCTTGGTATGGAAGATGGAGAGGAGCGGCTTCATGCGACCTCCCTCGCCTCGGCGCGGCAGTCCGCGCACTCGCTGTCGAAGGGAGCCGTCACGGTCAGCACCTGGCCGCCGAGCAGCGACATGGCGCCGCGCACCTCGGCCGCGTGCTTGTCGCAATAAGGCTGCTCGCCCTTCGGCGTGTGTAGAACCAGGGTGGCGGGGAAGGGCATGCTCACGGCGCGACCTCGACGAACTCGCGCTTCTCGTTGAGCCGGTAGGCCACGTTCGGCTTGATGCCGTTCTCGCCAACGTAGGCAATCTGGGTGCGGTAGCGTTCCGCTTTGGCATCCCACCAGTGGATCCGTAGCTCTCCGCTGTCGCCAGCCGTCGCCGTGCCGCTGTCGCCAGCCGTCGCCGTGCCGCTGTCGCCAGCCGTCGCCGTGCCGCTGTCGCCAGCCGTCGCCGTGCCGCGGTAGCCAGCCGTCGCCGTGCCGCGGTAGCCAGCCGTCGCCGTGCCGCTGTCGCCAGCCGTCGCCGTGCCGCTGTCGCCAGCCGTCGCCGTGCCGAGGGAGCCAACGGCGGCGACCTGGCCGTCACCGACATGCACCGCATGCCCGATCAGGTTCTCGGCCTTGGCGCGAGACTCATGCTCCAGCACGAAGGCCGCAGCGCCCTGGCGATCGCCGACGAAGCGCACTACGGCGCGCGGGAACTTCACCTTGCCGCCGAGCATGACGATGGTCGCGCTCTCGACCTCGAGCACCAGCCACTTCGCGCCGGCGCGCTCCCAATGATCGACGCAGGTGACATCGCCCTGGCCGTAAAGCCAGCCGTGCAGACCGTTGCCGCAGTTGTTGTTTTCCTTCCAATCCGGAGCCAAGACTTCGGCGCCGACCTCGGAGGGCCAGACAAATCCGCTATGGCTGGTGAAGTCCTCGCGGCAGACGCGCAGGACGAGAGACGTTTCCACCTTCGGCGCCGCCTTCTTGGCAGCAGTCTTCGAGGTCATGCGATGGTCTCCATGGAGAAAGCGGCGCCGGCCGCAGCGGGTTCCGCGCAGAGGGACGCATTCCCCGCGTTGGCCGGCATGGAAAGGTCAGCGCGGATGGCATTGCGTACGCCTTGGACGTAGGAGCGCATCGCGCGGAGGTGTTCGAGGCGCGCAATAGCGATACGCTGCTCGGGCGTGAAGTCGTACAGGTCGGAGAGGCACATCAGCGGTCACCCCGGCGCTGATCGCGGATCATCCGCACGATCACGTCGTCCATCTCACGCGGGTGGTTCTGCAGCACCTCGGCCGCAGCAGCCTTCACGATGTCCAGCGAAGGCGTGACAAAGGTCGGCTCAGCGTGGTGGCTCGGGCTGATGTCGACCTCGTATGGCTTCAGCACGTCGTCGAGAGTCGGTGGCTGCGGCTTCGGGGCGAACGGGGCCAGGGCTTCCTTGAAGATCGGGTGCACGTTGTTCATGGCGTGCTCCCGATGCGGGCGAGGGCCTCACGCAGACGATCCCCCGCTTTGGATGCGCGCCAGCCGGCCGCGCACATCGCGTCGTGCCCGCCGGAACGCGTCGCATCGACGCATGCCTGTGTGGCGGCGAATTGTTCGATATTCGCCGCGATCAGCTCGGCAGCGACTTCGTGCACATCGCGCATCGATTCACCGCAGTTGAGGATGCGTGCCAGCACATCGACCTTCTCGCCAGCCGCCTGCTTCGCCAGCGTCTCGTAGTGGGTGCGGGTCTTGTCGGCGTTCATGCCACCACCTCCGCGTTCAACTCGGCCTGCTTGGCGTCGGTGATGTCGGCGTGGCGGATCAGTTCGGCAGCGAAGGCACGCATTTCAGCGGTGGTGCCATGGAAGCCCGCAGAGAGACCGCAGGAGGCCGTCATGAAGCTCAGCGCCAGAGACGCCTTCTCGCCGGCCATTCCATGGATTCCCGTGGTGACATAGCCGATCTTCACGGCGAACGGGGAGTGGATTGCGGTGATGACTTCCATCACAGCACCCCCGCGGCGCTCAGACCGGCCAGGAAGCCGATGTAGAGCGACAGCACGCAGAGGAAAGGGGCGGCATCGGCCCAGCTGGCCGGCTGCTGCTCCAGCTCAGGCTCCGGTACCGCCGGCGTATAACCGACGCCCTCGCCATGCCAGGGCTGCGTGCGCTCCTCGCGCTGGACAGCGCAGTACGCCTGCTGGGCGTGGCGCTGGTTGTAGGTCTGGGCGCTCATGCCGCACCCCCGAGGCGAGCCAGGAGTGCACGGGCAACCATCAGCGCCGGATCGTTCTGCTCCAGCACCTCGACCGGATGGCAGCTGCCGCCCAGATCGATGATCCGCTGCGCGGAATCTTCCAGCTGCGCCACGTAGGCGTGGTACAGCGCATGGAAGCCGGAACGCAGCGCGAGATATTCGTCGCCCAGCTTGACCAGCTCGCCGGCCGTGTTCGGGAAGTCGGCGTCGAACAGGGCGCGGACCGCGTCGTCGATCGCCGGAAGGCGGCTGGTGTTGTCCTGGTGGGCTTGGTCCTGGAGGACGCTGGCAGCGGGCTGCTGCTGGGTCTTGCTGGCGTCGGTCTGCATGGGTTCCCTCTCCGCAGGTGGGTGGCGGGTCGGGACTTAAGGTAAGTCAGGCTTACCTTGAATGCAAGCATTACTTACGCTGCGGGTAAGTTGAGCTTACGCTCATTTATGGTTCGTTTAGGAAAATTTGGACGTCGGCCACAAAAAAGCCCGCCGGAGCGGGCTTTGAACTTTCGGTTTGCGGGCGCTAGTCAGAGCATTACGCACTTCCGCAGCATGGGGGAGGACATGACCCGCATGGCCTTCTCGCAATGAACCGTGACGTTCTGGCCGATCTGGAGAGCGGACGCTCGTGGTTTCTCGCTATCCTTCAGCTCGGCCTGTGCGTCCGAAAAGGGCGCGCCGGTGTCGAACACAAGAACCGCTGAGTCGGTGAAGTCCTTGCGGATCTCCTTAACTTTTCCGGTCATGCTGATGGTGTGGCCTGCGATCTGGTTATCCGCCGCCACCTCGTTTTGCTCATACATGCGATAGAGCTGCGATGGCGTGGTTTCGAACAGTGGTAGATCAGCGGCATGGCCGACAGGATTGGCAGAAGTGTCGGCTTGCTGTTTCGGACTTCCATCATCGTTTCGGCTGGCCAGGAAGACGATCGCGCCGATGCCGAAAAGCAGTCCCAAAAATACTTGTCCGACCGAAAGGCTCTTCTTTTCAGGCCTTTTGTCGACTTTCTTTGCTGCTGCCGGCGGCGGTTGAACGGGCTTGATCGGCCTAGCGCAAGTAGGGCAGGCCGCTGCCTCCGAACTCACCTTGGATCCGCAATCTTGGCATTGAATAAGAGCCATCGCATTTCCCCCCGTCCTTGTTGAAGCTGTGTTTTCGAAATTCTAGTCAATCGGTCCATGACACCGACATGATCCGCTCGACCTTCAAAACTTCGTCATCCGCCAGGTCCAGGTAAGCGGATCGATCATTCACCGCGGCGAAGTGCCAGACCCCATAGTCGTGGCCACGGTAGGTGCGGAAGGTCTGGCGACCATCCTGCAGCGTCACCAGCACCCACCGGCCGAGCTTCAGTTCCTGGCTGGGCGACACCAGTAGGCACTGACCAGGCGCGGCCACGTCCTGGAAGTGCTGCGTCAGCATGCGGATGGCGTAGGCCTTAGGATCATCGGTATTGACCTCCCATAGGTCCGCCTCGTCCGAGCCAGGTTTCCAGAAGCCATGCTCATCCATCGCCACCATCCCCTCTACGCGAACCTTCTGTCGTTGGTTCGTGAAAGGTTGGTATAGCGTCGCTTCATGGTTTGAGATTGGCTCTATATCAAGGTTTTCAGCATCGGTCATCAGCCAGATGAGCGGCACGCCGGTCTCTTTCGAGACAACGCGTAGCTGATCCAGGCTAGGAGTCGTCCTGGTCTCAGGATTTGCGGATTCCCACAACGAAACTGCATTACGCGTGATGGGGCGGCCCAATTCAGCCGTGATCGCCGCTGCGATGTCCGCCTGGGTCTTGGTTTTCCCCCCATGGCGCCGCGCTGCTGCAAGTCGTTGCCACAGTTCTGTCGTCATGCCCGAATTGTAAGAAGTCCTTACGCGGCGCGAGTAAGTGATACTTGCGCTCATGGGTAAGCCATGCTTACTATTCGCACATGGACATCAAAGCCATCATTGAGATAGCCGGCGGTCCTACCGCCGTAGCGGCCCTGTTTGGCATCAGCAGCCAGGCAGTTTCCCAGTGGAAGCAGGTGCCCGTTGAGCGCTGCCTTGCGCTCGAGGAGGCCACTGGCGGCAAGGTCACCCGATACGACATGTGCCCGCGCATCTTCGGCAAGGCCCCGGCCAAGCCGCGGAAGAGGGTGGCTTGAGCCATGAGCTACCTCGTCAAGGAATTCCTCAAAGGAATGCTGGTTTACGCATTCCTCCTTTCCTGTGTCGGCATCGTGGCAGCGTTCTTCTGGCTGCTGCCAATCTGGGCGATCCCGCTCGCGTGCATCGTGTTCGGCGGCGTCCTCAATGCTGGCATGGCCTATGTCCAGCGGAAGAGGGAGGCTTGAGATGGACAGCCAAGCATTGATCGATGCAGTCGGACGCGGCATCAGTCCGATGGATCTGGCGATCTGCCTCGCGCCTCGAACTGACCAGTCAGCACCTCCAGTACCTGCTGAATCCCAGCCTGATACATCAACACGTCTGGGATGGCTGGTGAAGCTTTCCAGTGCTCTTCGGCGATCACCGCAAGCAGCTGTTGCCACGCTCTCGCGACTTCTTCCCTGGCGGGATGCGTCGCGATGAACAACCGTAGGCCGTATTCCAGTGCTTTCGTTCGGCCTGCTGCTAAGCAGGCCATTGCATCGGCTCGATTGAGCCGCGCAATAAGTTCCGCCTCTTCCATGGATTCCTCCCGCGTGGTGGTTGGACTGGTCGCACAGCCAGCCTATCACCGGGGGGAGTCCTCCTTTTCGGGCGCCGCCGGCAACGGCAGCGGCACCACGTCCGCCTCCCATAGCGGGTCGTTCGCCGGCACCGACTCCCACACCAGTGGCTCCGGCAGCTTCGGCTTGTCGGGCATCGGTTCGTCTTTTTCGCTCACGTTTCATACCCCCTTTTTTGCCCCGACAAGGACCGTCCAATGAAGTCAAACGTCAAGACGACGCTTGCCGACCCCCAGTTGCCCCTGCGTCTCGTGCGCACGGCACAGGCCGTCGATCCGGCCCTGGTAGTCGCGCAGCCCAGCATGCTCGCCGCGATCAAGCTCTGCATCTCCCTCGGCGGCTTTGAGGCCGACAAGCAGGTCTACGGCGCTCTGGATATCGACGCCGGCCACTGGACGCGCATCCACCGCGGCGAAGCCCATTTCCCGGTCGACAAGCTGCCGGCGCTGATGGACCTGTGTGGCAACGAAGCGCCACTGATCTGGCTTACGCATTCCCGCGGCTACGAAGCCGCCAGCCTGCGGAAGCGGGAAACCGAAACCGAACGTGCACTGCGCCACGCCCAGGAAGCGCTGGACGCCGAGCGCATGAAGGTGCGCGTCCTCACTGATGCCCTACATGGGAGAGCTGCATGAGCGACAACAGCAAGAGTTCGTCCGGCGGCATTGGCTTCTGCGGCCTGCTGACCATCGTCTTCATCGTCTTGAAGCTGCTGGGCAAGATCACCTGGTCCTGGTGGTGGGTGCTGGCACCAAGCTGGATTCCGCTAGCGATCGTGCTGGCTGTGCTGCTGGTGGTGCTGATCGTTACTGGCATCGTCGCCGTCTGCGCGGTGTACGCAGACAAGTGACCACCATCCACGACCACTCGCTACCGCCGCTCGAGCCCGACCTGGTCGGCTGGGAGCCAGTGGTCGGCGCCATCCGCAAGCAGATCGCGCAGAGGCGCGAGGAGCTGAATATGCAGCAGTCCGTCCTGGACTTCACCGCCGCGCGCGCTGACCGCGATGCCGGCATGAGCCGCGCCCACGACGCCGCGGCACGGCGCGACGAAGACTGGCCCGATGCGGCCTACGGCTTCCTGGTCCGCTATGCGAGAACGCACGAACAGTTCATCAGCGAGGAGCTGACGGCGATGGCGGACCGCATGGGCTACAGCTCACCGGCCGATCCGCGGGCATGGGGCGCCATCTTCCAGCGCGCCGCCCGCAACAACATCATCCAGCGCATCGGCTACGGCGTCAGCCAGCGCAGGCACCTGTCGCCCACGCCGCTGTGGCGGTCGCTGGTGTTCGGGGGGAGTGCGGCGTGAAAGCAGCCGAGATCAAAGCCCACTTCCCGGATGAGGCATCGCTCTGCGACATGTTCATCCGGGACATGCGTGCCATGGGTGGGTGGACGATCTATCCGGAGACCGCTGACTTCGACATCCTGCTGGTGCGTGACGCCACCGGTCATCAGCTCGGCGTAGAAGCCAAGCTGCAGCTCAACGCCAAGGTGGCCAGTCAGATTATCCCAGGCGGCTATATGGGCTGTGAGATCTATCGTCCCGGCCCAGATTTCCGCGCCGTCATCGTCCCCTGCATAACCGAGTCCAATGCTGGCATCGCTGAGATGCTGCGCATCCTCGGCGTGCAGGTCTTCGCCCCGGAGAACTATGGGCATCTGAAGTTCCGTCTGGGCCGATATGGTGAAACGGATGCGCGTCCATTCGATAGCACCTCCGGCTCGCTGATGGAGTGGGACTTGGCGTGGCACGACTGGAATCCACCGCGCCGCTGTGAGTTGCCCAGCATCGTTCCCGACGTCCGCGCTGGCGTTCCGGCGCCCATTCGACTGACGCCATGGAAGATCGGCGCGCTGCGTGTCCTGGCTGATCTTGAGCTTGACGGCTTCGTGACGGCAAAGAGCGTTCGCGAGCACAACGTGGATGCGCGCCGCTTCTGTGCCTCCGATGGCTGGCTCGTCCAGCTCGGTGACGGACGCTGGGGCCGCGGCACCGTTCCTGCCTTCGACCAGCAGCACCCGGAGGCCTATGCACAGGTTCTGGCGGAAGCGAAGGCAAGAAGGGCGGTTGCCAGGTCGGCCGCATGAACTACTTCGAGCTCTACCCTGGCGACTACCTCCGCGATACGACGCGCCTCAGCCTCGTCGAGCATGGCGCCTATTTGCGCCTGATGCTCACCTACTACGCCGAGGAGTCGCCGCTGCCCGCCGAGCCGGCAGAGCTCTATGTCATCGCCGGTGCCATCAGCGCGGCAGATAAGGCGGCTGTACGAAAGGTCGCTGATCGCTTCTTTCCGATTGGCCCCGACGGCAAGCGCCACAACGCGCGCGCCGATGCGGAGATAGCCAAGTTCGGGGAGCGGGCAATCGGTGCCGACGAGAAGCGCAGCAACGAGGCAGAGCGCCAGCGCCGTACCCGCGAGCGCCGGATGCAGATGTTCGCGGAGCTGCGGGAGGTGGGAATCGTGCCTGACGCGATGGTCACGATGGCCGAGCTTCGCGACCTCCACACCGCACATGTCACGCGTGACCATTACGTGATGTCACGCGTGACTGACCGTGACATGTCACGCCATGTCACGGGTGTGAACACGGCTACCACTAGCCACAAGCCACAAGCCAATAACTACGTAGGTAGTACTGAGGCAAGCACACAGGGGACTACAGGCTCGCCGACCGAGGAGGGGCGAGCGTGCCTGCTGATGCGAAAGGCGGGGTGCGTCCAGACCAACCCCAGCCACCCCGACCTGCGCGCCGCCATCCGGGAAGGCGTCACGCCCGAGGAGCTGGCCGATACCGCGGCGGAAGCGATCACCGCCGGCAAGACGAAGCCCTTCGCCTGGGCCATCACCACCGCACGCAGCCGCCACGCCGAGGGCGCGATGCCGATCAGCACCGGGCCGCCGCGCCAGGTCAACGGCCACACCGCGCCCCCCATGAGCAAAACCCTGCAAGCCCTTCACGAACTCGAGGCAGCGAAACATGGCAGCACAGGACTGGATCACCCGGGAGATCAGCTCCGGATTGCAGAAGCTGATCCTGCTGAGCCTTGATCGGGCACCGGCGCTCGACGTGCTGACGCGCGGCACGCTCCCAGCCTGGGTCGAAGCGATCACGGAGGGCAGGGTGTTCGAGGAGCAGCGGGACGCGCCGAGGTTCAAGGCCGCGTTCCGTGCGCTGCAGGGCCGCTGCAAGAGCTGGCCGGCGCCGCGCGACCTGCTCGATGCCATGCCGCCGCTACCAGGCGAGCCGCGCCACCGGCGCCTCACCAGCGACGAATCCCGGGCCTGCGGCATACGCGCCATCGCCGAGATCAACGCGATGCTGGGCATCAACCACGACGACGAGGAGCAGGGCCATGACGCCGCTCCGTGATCGCATCCCTGCTGCGCTCGCCCTGCAGCCCATGACGGTCGACCAGCTCGCGCTGTGTCTGGCCAGCACCCGCAATTCCGTCAGCCGTGTCATTCATGCGCTCCGCGACGGCGGGGTGATTCGCCGCACCGGAAGTGTTTCGACGAAGGGCAAGGCGTGGCCGCAGTACAGCCTGCAGATGATGCGCGACATAGCGGCGGGCAAAACTACGAGGAGGATTCGATGAGCGAGCAGGGCGACTACTGCCTGATCTGTAGCGTATGGGTCGAGCAATACGTGCCGATCTATTGCTGCGGCGGCGGATTCGATTGCGGGTGCATGGGCCAGCCGACCAATCCGTGTGTGTGTTCAGAGGAATGCGGGGAGGCCCTGTTCGATATCAATGGCAGCTACGAGGATCGCCGCATTCGATATGGCATTCCGGATAGGAGCGAACGATGAGCGATATCAACGACATCTTGCACAGGAATCCGACCATCGTTCTCACGCCAGAAATCGCGGCGTTTGCGCGCGACTGCTACGAGGCCGGGTATTCGCAGGGCATGTGGGACTTCGATCGGTATGCCGAAGGCAATACCACGGACGTCAAGGATTCGGGCGCCTACTTCATGGGCACCGAACCGGAGGTTGACGCATGACGGCCCAGATCGCGCGCGCGCGCAAGCCGAAGGCGGTGGTGCCGACGGAGCATTCGGAGCAGGTTTGCCTGATGCAGTGGGCTCGGCTGGCGACATGCGAGTACCCCGACTTGCGGCTGCTGTACGCCATCCCGAATGCAGCGAAGCGATCGCCTCGGCTGGCAGCGCACATGAAGGCGGAGGGCCTGCGCTGCGGCGTTCCTGATCTTTGCCTTCCGGTCGCGCGCGGCGGCTACCACGGCCTCTATATCGAGCTGAAGCGGCGCAAGGGCGGCAGCGTGTCGGCCGAGCAGAAGGTCTGGATCGACCTGCTCAACAAGCAGAAGTACAAGGCCGTCGTCTGCCATGGATGGGAGATGGCTCGTGTGGTGCTGCGGGCTTATCTGGGAGCGACGGCATGAGCGGACTTCGATTCAAAGAGGGTGACCTTGCGATCATCGCTGTGGTCAGCGAGATGCATGAGTTGCGCGGACGACTTTGCGAAGTCATCGCGGTTGGCCCATGGAAGCACGACGAGATCGCTTTTGGCCGACCAGTTAACGGTGGGGCTGATTATGTTGTCGCCGTCGTCGGCGGGTTCGAGGGCTGTATCCACGATTGGCAGTTACGCAAGCTCGACCCGCCCGCCGAGCCGGAGTCGATCACGCGGCGCGAGGAGGTGGAGGCGTGATCCAGCGCAAGCCGACGAAGTGGCGCATTGACTGGCGCGGCGCAGGATCGCCAGCTCCTGGCCAGCTGGTGCGGCACGTCACCCCGACTGGCAAGTGCAGCTTTGCACGCGTTCTGACCGTACGGGTGATCAGGAACATTCGGCCGCTGCCTGATGATGTCCAGTGCCGCTACCTCGTCACGGTGGATCGTTCGATCCCGGTTGCCGCCGGAGCAAGCGCCGACTGGACATGCCATGCGTATCCGCGCAGGCCATCCATTGATCCGGAAACGTCGCGCTGGAGTCCACTGCGATGATCACCTGCGAAACCTGCCGCCACTACCGCCGCGATCCGGTTAATCCGCCGGCCGGGCTGGGCAGCTGCGCGAAGCAGCACCTGCCGCGGTATCCGGCGCAGAAGCACCACTGCAGGGACCATGAGAAGCCGTAGGAGGCGCGCCGGAGTGAGTGAGGCGCTGACCCGACCGGAACGATCAGCGGAACGCGAACTCGCGAAGCGCATCCGCAGCGACATGGTCAACATCTGCGACCACTGCATCCATCGGCAGACTCATTGGGGTGTCAGCCACTGCCCACGGGAAGGACGCCAGTTCCCGGCCTGCGTAGAAACACCTGGCATTACATTCGAATTCGACGCGACGACCATCAAGGGGTGAATCCATGAACATCGATACCTTCAACCATGCGGATCGGTCTGGCTTCCTTGAGCGGCTAGGTCGACTGGCGGGATGCACGACATGGCGCGAGCCGGGTGGCGGCAATGGCACGTCTTACGTGACGCGCAAGATCCCGATGGAGCACGCCATGGCGCTCGCCCTGGCCATGTCACGCGCTAATCCCCGCGATGTCGGCCCCGATGTCGCATACAGCGTCGGAACCGGGATTCCGCACCACCGTACCGAAGTCATGGAATGGTTGGCCGATAAGCTGCTGCGCGGAACAGGATCGGTCGGTAGAAAGGCGCAACCCAGACTTGGCCTGATCGCCGGCCAGTCCTATGACCTCGTCATCGGTCTGCGGCGCCACATCAGCCCGCCTCGGCAACACGCCAAGGAGTTCGAGCTTCTGGTGAACATCGGTGCCGGCTGGCTATGGATCACCATGGAGATGGCTGTAGAGCGGGCCGAGCGGGCCATGAGTGGCCGGGTATCGGAACCCAGGAAGAGGCAGGCGCTTCCAGCCTCTTGACTGTCAAGAGGGTAATCCGATAGTTTTCGCTACATCGCGAAGAAGCCACAACGCGAACCGCATACCCAAACCCGCCCATCCAGGCGGGTTTTTTCTTGCCCGGAATTCGCATGCTTCCCAGCCAGCAGGCCGTCAATCTGGTCAAGTCCTTCGAGGGCTGCAGCCTGACCGCGTACACTGATTCGGTCGGCGTGCTGACCATTGGCTACGGCCATACCGGTGGCGTGCGCCCCGGGCAGACCATCAGCCAGGACCAGGCTGACGCCTTCCTGGTGAATGACCTCGCCACGGCATCCGCTGCAGTGGCTCAACGCGTCGAGGTTCCGCTCAATCAGAACCAGTTTGATGCGCTTACCAGCTTCGTTTTCAACGTCGGCGGCGGCGCCTTCCACGATTCGACCATGTTGCGGCTGATCAACCAGCGCAACTTCGAAGGCGCCGCCGCAGAGTTCGAGCGGTGGCGCTACGCCGGCGGCCGCGTGCTGCCGGGGCTGCTGCGCCGGCGCATCGCCGAGCGAACCCTTTTCCTGAGGCAGGCATGACGACCGAGCAACGGCCGGACGGCAAGAATTGGCAGAGCGTCCGGACGATCCTTGAGGGCCTGATCCTCGCTGCGCTGCTCTGGTCGTTGAACAACCAGTCTGACCAGATGAAGGCCACGGTCCGCCTGCAGACCCAGGTTGAGGCGCTGCAGCAGAGCAACGCCACCATGAGCAACGCCCTCACCAATGCGCTGCCGCAGGTGAACAGCGACATCTCGACACTGAAGGTCAGGATGGACGACAACACGCGGCGCATCAGTGATCTCGAACAGGTCAGGAGGCTGAAGTGAAGCTGATCCCGCAAGCCAGCCAGTGGCATCGCCTCTGGTCGATCCGCTTCGCCATCGCCTCTTCGATCACGGGTGCCGTGACGACCGCCTATGCGGCGCTGCCGGCGGATTGGCTACCGGCCATTCCCAACGGCGTGAAGCTGGCGCTGGCCGGTGCCACGGTGCTGACGTCGGTGTCGGCCGCTGTCGCGCGCGTGGTGCAGCAGCAGAGCCTGCAGGCGCCCGCGCAGACCGTGACCACGCCGCCCAACCAGGATTCCAAGCCGTGATCAGCCTGCGCCTATACGCCTACGGCGCCGTGCTGGTAGTGCTGGCCGGTCTGCTTCTGGGCGGCGGCTGGTGGGCCTACGGCAAGGGCGAATCGCACCAGCAGGCCAAAGACCAGGCGCTGATCACCCAGGCCATGGAGAACCGCGCCGCGGCCATCGCCCAGGTGGACGAATCTGCCGCCGCGCTCAAGCAGGTCAACGCCACCGCGCACATCGAGGCGATGAATGCGGCCATCCAGCAGGGGCGGGTCGAAGCCGCTGTGGAGCTGATCCAGAAGCAGGCCGCGCAGGCCAAGCAGGACGCCGCGAACTGGCAGGCCCGATATCAGGCCGCACTCGCGACGCCAGCGTGCCATGCGGCCCAGGAGGAGCTATGCCCCGCGCTCAGCAACTACTGATCCTCGCGGTGCTGCTGGTGCTGCCGGCATGCGCCACGAAGCCGACCGTGGTCACGCCCAAGGTGGTGACCCAGACCGTCACGAAGTACGTGGCCGTGCCCGCCGAACTCACCGCTGCCTGCCCGATCGAGCAGCCGAAGCTGCGCACCGTGGCCGAAGCCGTCCGTGTCGCCGCAGCGCGCAGGGAGTCGCTGGAGCAGTGCAACCGGCAGCTGGACCAGATCCGGAGCCTGGGGCAGTAGGCCATGGCCGGTAAGAAGGAGCACGACCGCGAGGCGATCCTGGCGAAGATTCTGCCGCGCCTGGCCGATGGCGAACCGCTATCGGTGATCTGTCGCGACATCGGCTTCGAGCGCCGCACGGTGAACAAGTGGCGCGAGGAAGACCCGGAGATCGACGCGCGGATGCAGGCGGCAAAGGACGACGGCTACGACGTCATCGCCCAGCGCACCCGCGCCACCGCGCGCGGCGAGCACCGTAAGGGCAAGGATTCGGCTACCAGCGTCATGCGCGACAAGCTGACGGTCGAGACAGACCTCAAGTTGCTGGCGAAATGGGATCCGAAGCGGTATGGCGACAAGATGGAGCATAGCGGCCCCAATGGCGGGCCAATCCCTCTTGCTTCTACCAGCGTGACGTTTGCAGCCAAGGATCCGACTGAGGCTGCTGCCATCTACCAGAAGGTCATGGCCGGAGAGGGCTGATGCCCATTCCGTTTCCGTTCGATTTCAAGAATCCCGACTACACATCGGTATTCCAGTGGCGCATTGAACGCCTGCAGAGGATAAGGAAGGAGCCTTCGGTTCTACCCGCGCTGAAAGCGTATTACCGGGATCATCCAGCCCAGTTCATCATCGACTGGGGCGTGACGTTCGATCCTCGCAATCCAGAGCGCGGATTGCCATCCACGATCCCGTTCCTGCTGTTCCCGAAGCAGGAGGAATGGGTCGAATGGTTTATGGAGCGATGGCGCAACCAGGAGGACGGTATCACCGAGAAGACTCGCGACATGGGTATGTCGTGGCTCACGATGGCGATGTCGTGCTCGGTGTGCCTGTTTCGTCCAGAGATCACGGTCGGATGCGGCTCAAGGAAAGAGGAATACGTCGACGTCATCGGTGACCCCGATTCACTGTTCGAGAAGGGACGATTGTTCCTTCAGGGGTTGCCTCATGAATTCCGTGGCGGATGGGATCGAAAGCAACATGCGTCGTACATGCGCCTGTCGTTCCCGGAAATGGGATCGATCATCACCGGCGAGGCCGGCGACGGCATTGGACGAGGTGGACGAGCCAGCTTCTATATCGTGGACGAGTCAGCATTCCTGGCCAGACCACAGCTCGTAGACGCATCGCTTTCAGCGACGACGAACTGCCGCCAGGACATCAGTACGCCGAACGGACGGGGAAACTCATTTGCCGTTCGGAGATTCAGCGGGAAGGTCAAGGTGTTTACCTTCCACTGGCGCGATGATCCGAGGAAAGACGACGCTTGGTATGCGGCGCAGAAGGAAAAGCGCGACCCCGTTACGATGGCGCAAGAAGTCGACATCGACTACTCCGCCTCGGTCGAAGGTGTGCTCATCCCATCGGCGTGGGTGCAGGCCGCCATCGACGCGCACGTCAAGCTGGGCATCACGCCCACGGGAACGCGACAGGCGGGCCAGGACGTAGCGGATGAGGGAATCGATCTGAATGCGTTCGCCGGCCGGCACGGCATCGTGCTGGATGTTCTGGATCAGTGGTCCGGTAAAGGATCGGACATCTACGGGACCGTGGTACGGGCGTTCGGGCTGTGTGATCAGCATGGCATTCGCCAGTTCGACTACGACGCCGACGGCCTTGGTGCCGGCGTGCGAGGCGATGCCAGGGTTCTGAACGAGACCCGGCGCAATGAAGGGCGCGAGATGCTACGCGTTGAGCCCTTCCGCGGCTCTGGTGGTGTGCACGATCCCGAAGGCGAGATGGTCAAGGGACGCAAGAACAAGGACTTTTTCGCCAATGCCAAGGCTCAAGCCTGGTGGGCATTGCGGCTTAGGTTCCAGGCCACCTACCGCGCCGTGGTCGAGGGCATGCCGTTCAATGAGGACGATCTGATATCGATCAGCAGCGGTCTTCCTCACCGAGAAGCGCTGGTGGCTGAGCTTTCGCAGCCGACATACACGATCAACGGGGTGGGCAAGGTCATCGTGGATAAGGCGCCGGAAGGGGCGAAATCCCCCAACTTGGCGGACTCCGTGATGATCGCCTACCAGCCCGGCGCGCATGCACTTTCGATTTGGGCCAAGTTGGCCGCCTGACGAGACGAATACATGGCACAGCATCGCCGGCAAAAGCAGAGGGCGCCGGCGGCTCCCATGCGGAACACCGGAAAGCGATTCACGATCGACAGCTTTGCCAACTTCGAAGCCCGTGTTGGCATTGGCACGAACAACCAGTCGAGCCAGAGCAGCTACCAGTTCGACTACATCAGCCGCAATCGCGTCCAGATTGAGGCGATGTATCGCTCCAGCTGGATCTGCGGTGCGGTCGTGGATTGCATCGCCGAGGACATGACTCGGGCTGGCATCGACCTGAACACGTCGCTGAGCCCGGAGGAGCAGACCAAGATCCACGCCGCGTTCGAACGAATGCAGCTGTGGGATCGGCTCTGCGACAACCTGAAGTGGGGTCGCCTGTACGGCGGCTCGATCGCGGTGATGCTGATCGACGGGCAGAAGCTGGACACGCCTCTGAACCTCGACTCCATCGGCGAAGGGCAGTTTAAGGGCCTGCTGGTGCTGGACCGCTGGCTCGTACAGCCAACGCTGCAGATGCTGGTGAAGGACTTCGGACCCGACTTCGGCCTGCCGGAGTATTACGACGTGGTGGCGGATGCCATGGCGCTGAAACGCCAGCGAATCCACCATAGCCGAGTGATCCGCGTGGACGGCGTCGACCTGCCGTACTGGCAAAAGATCGCCGAGAATCTGTGGGGTCAGTCGGTGCTGGAGCGCCTGTTCGACCGCCTGGTGGCGTTCGACAGCACGACCCAGGGCGCGGCCCAGCTGGTCTATAAGGCGCACCTGCGCACGATCCAGGTTGAAGGGCTACGCGAGATCATTGCCACCGGTGGCCCTGCGCTGGATGCGCTGGCCAAGAACGTCGAGATGATCCGCCGGTTCCAGAGCAATGAGGGACTGACCCTCATTGACGCCAAGGACAAGTTCGACGCCAGCCAGTACACGTTTGCCGGCCTGTCGGACATGTTGACCCAGTTTGGCCAGCAGCTCTCCGGCGCCGCGGAAACGCCGCTTACGCGTCTGTTCGGTCAGTCGCCGTCCGGGCTGAACGCTACTGGCAACGGCGAAATGAAGCAGTACCACGAGGGCATCGGTGCGAAGCAGGAACGGCGCCTCCGCCCGGGTGTGACCAAGCTGCTAGACGTGGTGTGCCGGTCAGAGCTCGGGCATGCGCCGCCGGCCGACTTCGGGTTCGAGTTCAACTCGCTCGAGCAGAACTCCGACGGCGACAAGGCCGAGATCGCCCAGAAGACCACCACCACGGTGCTGGAAGCCTTCGACGCTGGCCTGATCAGCGCGAAGACGGCGCTGCAGGAGCTGAAGCAGTCCAGCGAGGTGACTGGCGTCTGGTCCAACATCACCGACAAACTGATCAATGCAGCGGAAGAAGAGCTGCCGGACATGAGTGAGGACCTTCCCGATGCGAACGCAAACCCGGGACAGGTTGAAGAACCGAAGCCACATCCGGGCCAGGAAGGCGGAAATCCAGTACGCCGCGCAGCTTAGGCGCGTCGCCAGGCAGGTAGGCCAGATCGTCAATCTGTTCCCGCCCGGCGATCCCGCCGCAGTGCCACCGATGACTGACCTGCTCCGAAACTACTCGGAAGCACTGACGGGTTGGGCGACCAGGACGGCCGCCACGATGTTGGAGGACGTGAATCGGCGCGACCGGCAGGCCTGGCAGGAGTTGGCCGCCGAGATGTCGCACGAGCTTCAGCAGGAAATACGCCACGCGCCGACAGGAGTTGCGATGCGTGGCCTGTTGGACGAGCAGGTGACGCTGATCAAGTCCATGCCGCTGGATGCGGCGAAGCGAGTGCACGAACTCACGTTGAAGGGATTGGAGGATTCGACCCGGGCCAGCGAAATCGCGAAGGAGATCGCGGCGTCCGGCCAGGTGACGGCCAGTAGGGCCAACCTGATCGCCAGGACGGAAGTTGCACGCAGTGCTTCAGTGCTGACGCAGGCCCGCGCGGAGCATGTCGGATCGGATGGCTACATCTGGCGAACAGCCGGTGACGGCGATGTGCGCCACAGCCACAAGCAGATGAATGGGAAGTTCGTCAGGTGGGATTCGCCGCCGAAGCTCTCCGACGGGACCACCACGCACGCCGGTCAGATCTACAACTGCCGGTGCTACCCCGAGCCGGTACTACCGGAGTAAGGCAATGCCACTGAAGAAAGGCAGCTCCCGCGAGGTCATCTCGGCCAACATCAAGGAGCTGATCGAGGCCGGGCATGATCCTGACCAGGCGGAGGCCATCGCCTACAAGGAAGCCCGCAAGACTACGGACTTCGACGGCGCTGGTCATTCGCGCTATTACACGGTGTCCAAGCTCGGTCCGAAGCGTTCGCTGACGCCGGAAGGCTATCTGCTCTGCCTGGACGTGCCAGTGGCGCGCACTGGCGAGATGGTCTACGCCGAGGGAGAGATCGCTGGCGAGGATGGCGAGGCGATCCTGGGTGGCCCGGACAAGCTGATCCGCGTATCGCGCGGTCCGGAAGAGCTTTTTCGTCCTGAGACCATCGCGAGTTTCGAGGGAAAGCCGATCACGTTAGGCCACCCGGAAGAGTTCGTCACTCCGGACAACATTAAGCAGTACTCGGTTGGCACGATGTTTAACGTGCGCCGCGGCACTGGCATGCAGGATGACCTCATGCTCGCCGACTTTCTGATCACCGATCGGAAGGCGATCGATGCGGTTCAGAAGGGTGGCATCGAAGAAGTGAGCAACGGCTACGAAGCCGACTACGAACAGCAGCAACCGGGGCGCGCGGCTCAGCGCAACATCATTGGTAACCACAACGCACTGGTTCCGAATGGCCGTTGCGGCCCGCGGTGCGCAATCGGAGACGAAGACATGCCCGTACTGAAAAAGAAGTCGTGGAAGGACCGCATGATGGCGGCGTTCAAGACCGGCGACGAGAAGGAGGTCGAAAAGATCGCCTCCGAGGTTAAGGACGAGGAAGAGTCCGAAGAAGACCGCGTGAAGCGCGAGAAGGAAGGCAAGACCGCAGACGGCCTGCAGAAGGTACTCGACAAGCTCGCCGCCATGGATGCGGACATCCAGGAGCTGAAGAAGAAGGTCGAGGACGAGGAAGAAGAGGAAGGCCCGGATGGCACCATGGACACCGTTATCGGCGCCGAGACCGCGGGCAAGCTCAGCGACGCCGGCGTGAAGCTGTACACCGGCGACAGCGCCAAGCATATCCCGGCCCTGGCCGAGATCCTGGCGCCGGGCACCAAGCTTCCCACCTTCGACGGCAAGACCACGGACGCGCAGCGGGCGCTGCAGCTCTGCAAATGCCAGCGCAAGGCCCTGGACGCGGCCTACCAGACCGACGCCGGCAAGTCCGCGATTGACCCCTTCCTTGGCGGCCAGAAGGCCGACTTCGGCCGCATGCCGCTGCCCGCCCTGAACGCCGCGTTCGTCGGCGCCGCCAACCTGATGCGCGCCAAGAACAACGACGGCAACCATCGGGCCAGCCTCACCACCCGCGACTTCGGCCGCACCACCACCGTCTCCGACATCAACGCGAAGAACCGCGAGTTCTACGCCAAGCGCTGAGGAACCACCGACTATGACCGCTTTCCTGTATCGCATGCCGTCGGGCATTCCCGGCATGGTGTCCCGCGAAGAGAACAAGACCATCGAAACGGTCCCGTTCGATTCGACGGCTCCGTTCTCCGCCTTCGGCCTGTTCGGCAAGATCGTCAGCGGCAAGCTGCAGCCGGTGGGCGCCGGCGACGCTGCCACCGCCGTCTACGGCCTGCTGGTCAAGCCGTACCCGGCCAACTCCAGCCAGGAAGGCCTGGGCACGGCCGTACCGCCGACCACCGGGCCGGCCAATGTGCTGCGCCGTGGCTATGCCACCGTGCTGCTCAATGCCGGCACGGCCGCGCTGAACGGCACTGTCTACGTCCGCGTGGCGAACGCCTCCGCCGGCAAGCCGATCGGTGGTATCGAAGCCGCCGCGGACAGCACCAACACCATCGTCGTCGCGAACTGCACCTTCATGGGTCCGGCCGACGCCTCGGGCAACGTCGAGATCGCCTTCAACATCTGATCCCACCCACAAGCTGCCACGCACTGAAACCGCCTTCGGGCGGTTTTTTTGTGGGCGCGTTTCGGAGCCAAACACATGAAAGAACTGATCCTCCCGCGCTCGGTGAAGCGCGCCTACACGCGTGATGGTCTGATGACCTTCGACGCGGCCACCATCGACAGCTCCGGCTCGTTCCTCATCGGCGAGCTGGAACGCCTGGACCAGACCCTGCACATGCCGCTGGCGGCGGTTACCTGGGGGCGCGATATCCAGCTGCGTGAAGACGTCTCGATCGCCGACGAGGTGTCGAGCTTCACGAACTCCACCTTCGCCGCGGCCGGCGGCCCGTCGCCCAATGGCAAGAGCTGGATCGGCAAGGACGCCAACGTCATCGCCGGCATCCAGCTGGACATCGGCAAGACCGCCAATCCGCTGACCCTGTGGGGCCAGCAGATCGGCTGGACGATCCCGGAACTGGAGTCCGCCCAGAAGCTCGGCCGCCCGGTCGACCAGCAGAAGTACGAAGGCATGCAGCTGAAGTACAACATGGACGTCGATGAGCAGGTCTACATCGGCGACGGCCCGCTGGGCTTCACCGGCCTGGTCAACAACGCCAGCGTCGCCGTGACCAATGCCGTCAATGGCAACTGGAACAACGGCACCACCACGCCCGCGCAGATCCTGGCCGATGTGAACACGTTCCTGGAATCGGTGTGGCAGACCTCGGCCTTCGCCCGCTGCCCGGACAAGCTGCTGCTGCCGCCGATCCAGTTCAGCTACCTGGTCAGCGCCCTGATCAGCACCGCCGGCAACATCAGCATCCTGGAGTTCATCAAGAAGAACTCCATCTGCAATAGCATCAACGGCCGCGAGCTGGACATCCAGCCGCTGAAGTGGCTGACCAACCGTGGTGCCTCCAACAAGCAGCGCATGGTGGCCTACACCAACGACCGCAACCTGGTCCGCTTCCCGCTGGTGCCCCTGCAGCGCACCCCGCTGGAATACCGTGGTATCCACCAGCTCACCACCTACTTCGGCCGCCTGGGCGTCGTGGAAGTGGTGTATCCGGAAACCCTCGGCTACGTGGACGGCATCTGATGGCCACGAAACTCGTCAACATCGTAAAGGGCTTCACCCTGACCATCGTTCGCGATGGTCAGCTGGTGAAGGAAGCCATCAAGGCTGGCATTCAGCGCCTGGAGCAGGACATTGCCGAGCACTGGTATACGCAGGCACACTCGGCGGACGTCCCCGAAGGCGTGACCCAGTCGGACGAGGAAGCCGAAGCGGCCGCCAAGGCCAAGGCTGAGGCCGAGGCGGCGAAAGCGGCCGCCAAGGCCAAGGCTGAGGCCGAGGCGGCGAAAGCGGCCGCCAAGGCCAATCCCAAGAGCTGATCATGACCGTACCCGCCAGCCAGCTGCGCGAAGACTTTCCCGAGTTCTCGGATACCGCCGTGTATCCGGACTCGGCGGTCAACCTGTGGCTGGGCGTGGCGGCGGTCAGTCTGCCGGAGAGCCGGTGGGGCGCATGGTGGGTGCTTGGCCAGGAGCTATTCGCCGCTCACCACCTGGTCCTGGCCGCCCAGGCTATGGAAGACGTGGCCGATGGAGCCACGCCAGGCGAAGTCACCGGTCCGACCAATTCCAAGGCCGTGGACAAGGTGTCTGTCGGCTATGACTCCGGCGCGGTGTCGTTGACCGACGGCGGCTTCTGGAACATGAGCCGGTATGGCATCCAGTTCCTGCAGTTCGCGCGGATGGTCGGGTCCGGAGGTCTCCAGTTCGGGGGCTGCTGAGATGAACGTCAAGGTCACGAAGGACGAGCTCAAGAAAGTCCTTCGGTCGATTCAGCAGCTGGCGGCGCAGCAGGTACTGGTGGGAATTCCGGCCACCACCACCGAGCGGAAGGGCACGGAGCCCATCAACAACGCCACCATCGGGTACATCCAGGAGGCTGGCTCGCCGGCCAACAACCTACCGGCGCGCCCCTTCCTGGTCCCTGGCGTGCAGGACGCGCTGCCAGGCGCCACGGAGCAGCTGAAGAAGGGGGCGCAGGCGGCGCTGGGCGGCAATATGGATGGCGCCGACAAGCGCGTGCATGACGCTGGGATCGTCGCCCAGAACGCGGTTCGGGCCAGGATCAACGAAGGCGTGCCGCCGCCGCTGGCCGAGGCCACACTGGAAGCACGCGCGCGCCGCGGCAGGAAGGGGGCTCAGGAAGAGCTGGACCGCCGCGCCGAAGGGAAGCAGGCTGGTGTCGACCTGGCCAAGCCGCTGATCGATACCGGGCAACTCCGAAACTCCATCACCTACGTCATCCGGAAGAAGTAGCCCATGGCGCGTCTGAACGTCACTCGCGTGTTGTTCTCGCGCGAGTTCGTCGACCGTACGCTCGTGTGCCGTCGAAACACGCAGACGGTTGGCCAGGACGGCCGGGCCGTCGATACGCCAGCGGACACGCCTTTCTCCGGGGTAGTCACCAACGACCAGGGCGACATCATGAAGCGCATGCCGGAGGGGTCATACGTGACCGGCTCGATCATGGTGCATTCGAAATTCCCGCTGATCGAAAGCGATGACACTCACGATGCGGACCTCGTGAACTGGAAAGGACGCTGGTACACGGTGTTCAACGTGTCCGACTGGACGACCTACGGCGCCGGCTTCACCGCGGCGATCTGCACCCCGACCAACCTATCCGGCGGCTGATCCATGGCGAACGATTCCTCCACCGGCGGCTATCTGTCGCCGGCGAGCAGCCCTGCGCCGCTGGAAGATGTAGCGCTGGAAAACCTGCTCCAGCTGGTCGTGGTCGGCATCACGGGACTGCCTGGTCCCATGGTTCGCCCGCGCTGGCAACCCACCGTGCCGAAGCAGCCGGAACCCAGTGTCGACTGGTGTGCCATCGGCGTCGTGAGCGAGGACTCGGACGACTACCCGGTGCAGCAGCACGACGGCACCGGCGACGGCCACGACAATTTCTCAGTCCACGAAACGCTGCCGGTGCTGGCGACGTTCTATGGCCCGAACGCTGGCGCCAACGCCAAGCTGCTGAAGAACGGCCTTTACGTCGCCCAGAATCGCGACCAGCTCACCGCCAACAACATGGCGCTGCTAGAAGTCGGCCGGATCGTTGCCGTGCCGGAACAGCTCAATCTGCAATGGATCCGTCGTTACGACGTGCCTATCCGCATCCGCCGCAAGGTGGAACGCATCTACCCCGTGCTCAACCTTCTGTCGGCTCCGACGCAGCTCGTCACCGACACTCCCTGAGGAACGACTACATGACTCTCGGTCTCTCTGTCGGCGACGTGGTCAACGTCTCGGTCAACCTTTCCCCCACTGCGGTCACGGGTCGAAACTTCGGCGCGCTGCTGGTGCTGGGATCGTCGAATGTCATCGACACGCAGGAGCGCATCCGGCAGTACGCGACGATCGACCAGGTCGCTGCCGACTTCGGCAGTTCCGCGCCGGAATACCTCGCGGCGAACCTGTACTTCTCCCAGTCGCCCCAGCCGTCGATCCTGTACATCGGCCGGTTCGCCCAGGTGGCGACGGCCGGGCGCCTGCTGGGTGCGGCGCTGACGGCCACCCAGCAGCTGATCTCCAACTTCACCGCGGTGACCAGCGGGTCGCTATCGGTGTCGATCGATGGCACGGAGCACGACCTGACTGGCATCGACTTGCACTTGGTGACCAATCTGAACGGCGTGGCGTCCGCGGTCACCACTGCGCTGGGTGGCGCTGGCACGGTGGTCTGGGACAGCGTCTATAGCCGCTTCGTCGTCACCAGCTCCACCACCGGCGGCAGCTCGGCGGTGTCCTTCCCGACGACGCCGGCCAGCGGCACCGACCTGGCGCCACTGCTGGGCCTGCAGTCGTCGGAGGGCGCGCGGTCGGCGCCTGGCTCGGCCGTGGAGACCTTCCTGGCCGGTGTGCAGGCCTGCGCCCAGAAGTCGAGCGACTGGTATGGGCTGGCCCTGGCCCCGGTGACGGCGGTCTCCGACTCGGACGTGCTGGCGATTGCCGCCTACATCGAGTCGGCGAATCCCTCGCGCGTCTTCGGCCATACCACCCAGGCCGCCGCGGTGCTGGATGGCACGCAGACCACCGACATCGCCAGCGAACTCAAGGCCGGCAACTACAGTCGAACCTTCACCCAGTATTCCAGCAGCTCGCCGTATGCCGTCGCCAGCATGTTCGGCCGAGCCTTCACGGTCGACTTCACCGGCAACAACACGACCATCACGCTGAAGTTCAAGACCGAGCCGGGCGTGTCGGCGGAGACACTGACCGAAACGCAGGCGGCCACGCTGAAGGCGAAGAGCTGCAACGTCTTCGTCAACTACAACAACGCCACCGCCATCATCCAGGAAGGCGTGATGGCCAACGGTTCCTTCTTCGACGAGCGGCAGGGCCTGGACTGGCTGCAGAACGCCATGCAGACCGCGGCCTACAACCTGCTCTACACCAGCCCCACGAAGATTCCGCAGACCGATGCCGGCGTGAACCAGATCCTCACCACGCTGGAGCAGGTGCTCGCGCAGTCGGTCACCAACGGCCTGGTAGCTCCGGGCACCTGGACTGGACCTGGGATCGGTGCCATCCAGACCGGCCAGTACCTCTCCAAGGGCTACTACCTCTATGCCGCGCCCGTATCCAGCCAATCGTCGGCGGATCGGCAGGCGCGCAAGGCTCCGACCATCCAGGCCGCGATCAAGCTGGCCGGCGCCGTCCATTTCGTCAACGTGATCGTTTCGGTCAACCGCTAAGGGGCGCCCATGTCTACCTACAGCTTCCTCAATGTCCAAGCCAGCCTGGTCGGTCCCGGTGGCGTGGTGGACCTTTCCTCGGGCGCTGGCGTGGCCGAGGAGGGCATCACCATCGAGATGAACGGCGACAAGGACACCATGACCATCGGCGCCGACGGAACTGGCATGCACAGCCTGCATGCCGACAAGTCCGGTACGGTGACGGTGCGCCTGCTGAAGACCTCGCCGACCAATGCCAAGTTGATGGCGATGTATGACTTCCAGACCGCCAATTCGCGTCTGCACGGCCAGAACGTCATTGCCATCGTGGACAGCGGCAGCAACGACAACACGGGTTGCCGCGGCGTGGCGTTCAAGAAGAAGCCCACTGTCGTCTATGCGAAGGAGGGCCAGTTCAACGAATGGTCCTTCAACGCCGTCTACATCGACACCGTGCTGGGGACCTACTGATGGCCGAGTTCGAAGTGAAGGGCCAGCAGTACCGCAGCGGCAAGCTGGACGCCTTCAAGCAGTTCCATGTTTCCCGCCGCCTCGTGCCGGTCATGAGCTCCATGGCCGGCCAGTCGTCGATGGACGGCTTCGTCAAATCGATCTCCAATGCCATCGCAGGTATGAGCGATGGCGACTGCGACTACATCCTCAACACCGCTCTTTCGGTCGTACAGCGTCAACAAGGTCAGTCGTGGGCCAAGGTGTTCGACGATCGAAGCAGGTCGCTGATGTTCGATGACATCGATATGGGGGCCATGATTGCCATCGCGCAGAACGTGCTCCAGGACAACCTCACCGATTTTTTTCGCGGCGGCCTCGCCCCTCAGGCGGAAGCGCAGGCAGCGCCGTAAAGTGGGAATCCCTGCCCGGCGGAGAGGACTGGTTACTCCGCCCTGTGGTTCGCGGGATGTGCCGCTACGAAAGCCTGAAGAACGGCGACGTAGATCTCGCTGACATTGCCCTTATGAACGATTGCCTTGATGTGGTCGCCGAGAACGAGCGACTCGCGGTGGAGCGGAAATGACCGACGTCATCAAGGAGTTCCTGGTCTCGCTCGGCTACAAGATCGACGTCAGCACCGAACGCAAGTTCAATGACTCGATCAAGGGCGCGACAAAGGCCGTCGAAGGTCTTGGCATCGCTCTGGGAGCGTTGAGCGCGGCGGGTGCTGTGGCGTGGATCAACAACCTCGCCAACTCAATGGAGCAGCTGTATTTCGTCAGCCAGCGCTCCAGGGCATCCGCCGAGAACATCAAGGCGACGCAGTACGCGATCACTCAGTTGGGCGGAACCGCGGAAGGTGCCGTCAGCTCGATCGAGAATCTGGCGAGGTTCCTGCGCACCAATCCAGCCGGCGAGTCGCTGATCCGTGCCATTGGCGTTCAGACGCGCGATGGCCAGGGCAATCTGCGGGATACCTCCGACCTCCTGGAGGACATCGGCGAGCATCTGCGAAAGATGCAGCCGTACATGCAGTACCGATACGCCAACCTGCTCGGCATCGACGAAAAGACCCTGCTGGCGCTGGATCAAGGCGTCGGCCAGTTCTCGCGGCACTACCACGAGATGCTGGCCAAGATGGGCATCGACTACGACAAGGTGACCAAGCAGGGTCGCAACTTCATGTTGCGCATGCGCGACGCGAAGGTGGTCTTGGAGTCGGTCGGGATCACGATCGGCACCCGCGTGCTCGGTGTGCTGGACGAGCTGATTCACCGCTGGGATTCGCTGGACGAGACCACGAAGGACAACATCGAAACCTTCGGCAAGTGGGTAGCCGGCATCGTGGCCGGCCTGACCATCCTCAATTCCGGACCTATCGGCATCATCGCCGCCCTGGCCGCGGGCATTGTCGCCCTGTGGGACGACTACAAGGTCTGGAAGGAGGGCGGACAGCACCTCATCGACTGGGACAAGTGGGCTCCTGGAGTGGAGGCCGCCATCGAGGGATTGAAGAAGCTGATCGGCTTTCTGGAGAAGACCTACCAGTGGATGGAAAAGGTCTCGGACAAGATCCTCGGCGGCACCAAGGCGGGGGACACGATCGGCAATGCCGCGGCGCATGTGGCGGCGTTCTTCGGTAGCCAGGAGGCCCAGGACGCCATCGATCGCTCGAACTGGGCCTCGCTCACGACCGAGCAGCGCAACCAGCGCATCGCGGCCTGGAAGGCGCTGACGCCCGCCGAACGGGCTTCCACCCACCTGTCGGCGGAGCAGATTCGTCTGCTCGGTAGCGATCCAGGCGCAACCGGCGCTGCTTCTTCGGCGGCTGGATCGCCGATCGGTATCCGAAACAACAACCCGGGCAACCTTCGCACTGGGCCAGGCGGCAGCTTTGGCACCTATGGATCGCCGGCCGAAGGCCTGTCTGCTCTGTATCGGCAGCTCAACCTCTACTACACCGGCCAGTCTGCCGCGGCGGGCCACAAGCCCTTGCAGTCCGTCCGCGACATCATCAGCACCTACGCCCCGAAGAACGAGAACAACACTGCGGCATACATCCGCGCCGTCTCCGATCAGATGGGGGTCAGCCCCGACGCTCAGTTGAACCTCAACGATCCGACGCAGATGACCGCGCTGATGAAGGGCATCGTGCAGCACGAAAACGGCCAGAACCCGTATTCGGCGGAGATGTTCAACCGGGCGGTGGGCGCCGGCGGAACGACATCGCGTGCTCCAGGCACGCTCAATGCCAACACCACCATTGTGGTGCAGGGTGCCAATGACCCAATGCGGACGGCGCAACTGGTAGCGGACGCCCAGGGCGAGACCAGCCAGCGGCAGCTGCGCAATTACGAAGCGGCGTCGACGCAATGAGCATCCTTTCCGCGACCGGTGTAGTCCTTGCCGGGCAGCTCGAAGACATCCTTCTGAAGGTGAACCGGAGCATCGGCGCCATCATCCCTCAGTGCACAATCGAGGAACAGCACCGGCACGACCTGGAAATCACGCAGCACCCGATCAGCGCCGGCGCGTCGATCACGGATCACGCCTACACGATCCCGCCGGAAGTCGTGGCCCGTTACGCATGGAGCAATAGCGGGGCGATCTTTAACTTCAACCGGTTCCAGATCATCTCGTCGGACCCGCAGGACATCTTTCAGCAGCTGGTCGACCTGCAGGCGTCACGCCAGCCTTTCCGTCTAGTCACGGGAAAGATGTCTTACGACAACATGCTCCTGAAGAGCATCGAAGTCGTAACGGATGCGCAGAGCGAGAACGCGCTTCTGGTGACGCTGATTTTCAAGCAGATCATCATCGTGACGGAAAAGACAGCGCAGCTCGCCTATTCGACCCAGGCTGATCCGGCCGCCACCTCGTCACCGGTGGACCGCGGCCTGGTCCAGCCGAAGCCGGTTCCACGCAGCGTACTCAGCACGATCTCCGGTGGGTGATGGCCATCAACTCGGTCTATGAAATCCCGCTGATCCCCCAGTCGCAGACGCTGGAGGTCACGATCCTAGGTGTGAGCTACGTCTTTGCGGTGAGCTGGCGCAACGCTGCGGGGATTTGGTTTCTGGACATTATGGATGTCAGCCAGGCACCCATTGTGCTCGGAATCCCGCTGGTGACCGGGGCTGATCTGCTGGCGCAATACGCATACCTTGGCCTCGGCTTCGCCGTCTATGTGGTTTCAGACGGTGATCCCATGGCGCTCCCTACGTTCGACAACCTTGGCCTGACATCCCACCTCTACGTAGGTACGCCATGACGGACCAGTACATTCGATCCTGCCGTCTGGTGATCGGCCAGGGCGATGAGGCGGTGGATTTGTCAGATTTCCGCATCCAGTTCGAGGTAAGGAACGCCACGACGCAGACGCTGAAGTCGGCTGTCATTCGCATCTTCAATGTGTCGCCGCAGCTGGCGACCAAGGCGCGAAAGGAGTTCCAGCGGGTCGAACTGTCGGCCGGGTACGGCGACAGCCCGGGATTGATCTTCAGTGGCGAGATCTACATGGTCCGCTACGGCCGCGTGAACGCCACGGACACGATCCTCGAATTGGATTGCCAGGACGGTGACCACGTCTACAACTGGGCAGTGACGAACCAGACGCTGGCGAAGGGGCATACGCCTCAGGACGTGCATAAGGCTCTGCTCAACGACTTGGCGCCATATGGCATCACCGCCGGCTACTCGCCGCAGTTCACCACGACGCCGTCGGTGAATGCGTGGCCAATGTTCGGTCAGACGAGAGAGATTCTTCGGGACTTCGCCGATGACCAGAAGTGCTACTGGAACCTCGAAGATGGAAAGCTCAACTTCGTTCCGAAGCGTAATGGGTACATCCAGGCGCCGGTGCCAAAGCTAAATGCCGAAAGTGGTCTCATCGGCATTCCTGTCCAGACAATTGGTGGCATCAATGTTCGATGCTTGATCCGTTCGGATATCAAGTGCGGTCGTATTTTCAATCTGAGCAACAAAAGCATTTCTACCTTCGACATCAAGAAGGCCTCGCCTGGCAATGAGTTGCCGGTGCCGAAGCTAAACGATGATGGTTTCTACGTCGCCTTTCAGGTGAAGCACACCGGAGACACGCGCGGTGACCAGTGGTACACGGACATCGTGTCCGTATCGATCGACCCAAAGGATGGCGTTCCCGCTACGCAGGACTTCATAAACTCGGTGCCGTCCAGTGATTGAAAACACCCAGCGAACGGATGACAGCGAGGAGGTTTATCGCCTCTCCTTCAAGTCATTCATGGTCAAGGCATGGACAGGCATGCCTGGCTACATCGTGGATTTCAATCCGTCTACAGTTACCGCTACGGTACAGATTGGCGTACGTGGCGTTGTTGCCACCTCGGATGGAAGTTCGAATACTGTGCCGTACCCCTTGCTCAAGGATGTGCCAGTCCAGTTCCCCGGGACGGCTGATTCGGTCCTCACCTTTCCGGTGCAGCCCGGTGACGAGTGCTGGGTGGCCTTCTCCAATCGGGCGATAGGGGCATGGATCCAATCCGGTGGCTTGCAAGATCCTTCAGACGCCAGAGGTTTGGACCTTCGCAATGCGATCTGCGTGCTTGGTGGTTTGAGCCAGCCGAAGGTGATTCCTGAGTTCAACAACGACCATACGCAACTACGTAGTCGAGATGGCTCGACCTATGTGGAACTGGACAGCGCCGGCGGCATCCTGAAGTTCGTAGCCCCTGGCGGTTTCCAGTTTCAAGGACCTTCGGCCAACTTCAGTGGGACGGTAACGGCCGCCGAGACAATCACTTCTACCGGCGGTGACGTCCTGGCGGGCTCGATCTCCCTGCAGCATCACGTCCATCCGGACGTACAATCCGGCTCCAGTACGACTGGACAGCCGGAGTAAGGGATATGCGAATCATCGTCTTAGCGCTTGCATTGGTTTCGATTGCTGCGATTGCACAAGAACAGGTTGACCCTCAGGTGGCCGAGAACCGCGCCCTGGCGGCAAAGGATGCGCAGTACGACAAGGACCACGCAGCAAGCATCGCCGCGGACAAGGCGTACTACGCCAAGCGGGCGGCTGAAGAGCAGGCGAGGTTCAACAAGCTGACGCCGGAGCAGAAGCACGACTACATCTGCGCCAACGATCGGCAGACCATGGAAATGCACCGCAACAGCCAGGACTTCACGGCCTGGTACGACAAGTGGGTGCAGGATGGTTGCCGATAGGGTAATTGCAGAAAGCACGATTCACGACCCCGCTTCGGCGGGGTTTTTTATTGGACGACTCCATGCGCTATCGCAAGCTTGACGCCAACGGTGACTACACCTTCGGCCATAGCCAAGCTGATTTCTATGTCGACCAGCCTGAGGCGGTGGCCCAGGCCGTCGAGACGCGGCTGGCGCTGTGGACTGGCCAATGGTTTCTAGACATCACCGAAGGCACCGATTGGCAGAGCGGCGTCCTTGGAAAGTACACCTCGAACCTGTACGACTCGATCATCAAGGATCGCATCGTCTCTACGCCTGGCGTTGATTCGATCGACTCCTACAGCAGCACTCTCGACCCTTCGTCTCGAACCCTTTCCGTCAGCGCGGTGATCAACACCGCATTCGGAGCCGCGACCGTGCAGGCTACTCTGTGACCATTACGACCGTTGCCCCCACGATCAGCGACGCAGGCTTCAGCGCCCCGAGCCTGGCGGACATCCTGGATTTCCTGCAGACCGGCTACCGAGGCATCTACGGAAGCGACGTCTACTTGGGAGCGGATTCGCAGGATGGCCAGTTTCTAGCGATCATCGCCCAGGCCATCTTTGACGTGAATTCGGTGACGGCGCAGGTCTATCGAAGCTTCAGCCCTGCCACGGCGATCGGCGACGCGCTCAGCAGCAACGTGAAGATCAACGGCATCGCTCGGGACGTCGCCTCGTTCTCCACGGTGGACCTGACACTCACCGGCCAGGCGGGGACGACGATCACCAACGGCGTCGTCACGGACATCGCCAAGAACCGCTGGAGCCTGCCGGCGACGGTGACCATCCCTTCGGGTGGCACCATCACGGTGACCGCGACCTGCCAGACCCTGGGCGCGGTCACGGCGGCGACCAATACGGTCAATCAGATCGCCACCCCGACGCTGGGCTGGCAGGCCGCCACCAACCCCACCGCGGCCTCTCCTGGCGTTCCCGTGGAGAACGACGCCGCCCTCCGGTCGCGGCAAGCGGTGTCCACTGCGCTGCCTTCGCAGTCGATCCTGGACGGCATCGTCGGCGCCATCGCCACGCTGCCCAACGTCACCCGCTACGCCGCCTTCGAGAACCCCACCGGGACGACGGACGCCAATGGCATTCCGGCACACAGCATCAGCCTGGTGGTGGAGGGCGGCGACGTGGCGGCGATTGCCCAGCAGATCGCCCTGAAGAAGACGCCGGGCACGGGCACCTACGGCACGACCCCCCAGGTGGTCACCGACCCGTACGGCGGCGCCATCACCATCAACTTCTACCGGCCGACCAACCAGGCGATCACCGCGGCGGTCACGCTGAAGGCGCTTCCCGGTTATTCCTCGGACATCGGTGCTGCGATCCAGCAAGCCGTGGCGGACTACGTCAACAGCGTGCCGATCGGTGGCGGCGAAGCGGCGGCGGTGGAGTGGGACCAGTGCATTACTGCGGCCAAGAGCATTCCGCAAGCGGGCACCTTCAAGATTTCCAGCTTTGTCATCTCCGGCTCTGGCGGCGCCGGCACCCCGGACGTCCCGCTTACCTTCAACCAGGCGGCGACCTGCGTTCCCTCGGCCATCGTGCTGACGGTGACCTGATATGGCCGAGGTGAGCGATTACCTGGCACTGGTCACCCCGCAGCACGCGGACAAGTCGAAGTTCATGGCGACGCTGGGCCTGGTCGCTGGATGCTTCGTCAACCAGTTCAATGCCACATCGGACATGGTCAAGGCTTTCGACCTTGACCAAGCCTCTGGTGTACAGCTGGATGCTGTCGGGCTGTGGGCAGGCCTGTCGCGCGCCATCCGGGTGCCGATCGGCAACGTCTACTTCGCCTGGGACACGCTGGGCGTGGGATGGGATCAGGGTGTGTGGAAGAGGGCCAGCGATCCCGCCACGGGGATCACGCTGCTGGACGATCACTCCTACCGTCTGTTGATCCGGGCCAAGATCGGCGCCAACCACTGGGACGGCTCCAATGAGGACTCGGTCGCCATCCTCAACGGCATCTTCGCGCCGGAGGGACTGACGCCGACGCTGACGGACAACCAGGACATGACCATGACGATCAGCCTGGCCGGCGGCCAGCTCTCCGCGCTCTCGAAGGCGCTGATCGATGGCGGCTACATCCCCGTGCGCCCCTGCGGCGTGCTGGTGAACTACGAATACAACATCTACACCCTGTTGCTCGACGGTTCGTTTGCTCTGGACGGCTCGGAGACGCTGGACGGCTATCGGTAGGACACGACATCCCTGTTGACACTCAAGGCGCCCTGGTGGCGCCTTTCTTTTTGGGCAGACCATGGCAACGAATGATTTCCTGACCTTCGCCGCTGCATCCGGCGCGAACGTGCTGACGCAGTCGGCGTATGCCGACCCATCGAACACCGATCGGCAGACGGGCTATGTCACTGGCACGGCATCGTCGCTGGCGGTGAACAAGACGCTACGCCAGACCTCGATCATGTCCAGCATGATAGGCCAGTTCATCGTCGATCACGCGGCGGCCAACGTTGTCGACGACGGCACCATAGCGACGATCGAGACCAACTTCGCGCAGGCCATCCTCAACGTGGCTGCCGGACGAGTGATCCAGATTTCCGATGTGGTCGGCCTGACCACGGCGCTCAACGGAAAGCTGAGCACCACCGGCAATGCGGCGAGCTCGTCTAAGTGGGCGGCGCCGATCACGCTGACGCTGACTGGTACCGTCAGCGGTGCGGTGTCCTTCGATGGATCGGGAAATATCAGTCTGCCCACGTCGATCGCGGATGGCGCGCTGACAATCGCCAAGACCGCAGGCCTTCAGGCCACGCTGAACCTCCTGGCGCCCATCAACAACGCCAACCTCACAGGCGCGACCACGGCCCAAAATTTGAGCGTCGCCGGATCTCCGGTGGTCACGCGATCGCAGTTCACGACGGTTGCCGATTCGAATGGATCGACGACGAAGTTTCCCGACGGAACGATCATCGCTCGCGGAGCGCTTCTGCAGACCGGAAGCACGACGATGCTGACCTTCCCGGCGGGAAGCGGCTTCACATCGCCACCGGTCGTGACGCTCACGCCGGTCAACGGCGGAATCATCCCCACGGGCTACACCTTTGCGGTGGATGTTCCCACGACCACGGGCGTGGCCGTGCATCAGTCCGGGCCGACTTTCATCAACTTCTACTGGATCGCCATCGGCCGATAGGGGAATCGCATGTCCAATCTCACTCCGTCGGCCACTTTCGACAACGTCGTCCAGCTTGAGACGACGACCGTTGCGCTGGGTGGTACCGGTGCGCCTATGAACGCGCAGGCTCAGGCGCTGCTCAACCGCACGCAGTATCTGTTCGTCCAGATCTCGAATCTGGCTCCGGTGGCGTCGACCGGCGATTACAACAGCCTGATCAACCGGCCGGCGCTCGGCTCGGCGGCGTTCCAGAACTCGGCAGCATTCGCGACTGCGGCGCAGGGCGCCAAGGCTGACGGCGCCGCGCAGGTGAGCAGCCTGGCGACGGTGGCGTTCAGCGGCTCCTACAATGACCTGCTGAACAAGCCGCCCTTCATCTCCGACGCTCCGTCGGACGGCAACGTCTATGGTCGCCGGAATGGGGGCTGGGTGGTCGTATCGGGCGCTGGTGCTGGTACGGTGACCTCGGTTGCCATCAGCGCGCCGGCGCAGTTCAACGTGACGGGCTCGCCGATCACCAACGCCGGCACCATCACCCTGGCCTGGGTCAATCAGTCGGCCAATCGTGTGTTCGCCGGTCCGGCATCGGGTAGTGCGGGCGCTCCGTCGTTTCGCGCGCTGGTGGCCGCCGATCTGCCGGTCTTCGGACCCTCCGGCTCTTCCCATGCGGCAGGCGCTGTGCCAGACCCCGGAGCGACCGCTGGCACTACGCGTTTCCTGCGTGAGGATGGCACCTGGGCTGTTGCCGCGGCCGCCGCGCCGATGTCTCTTCCACTGACGACTGTGGCTTCCGGATCCGGTGCCACGCTGCAGTACAAGTCCGAGCCCAACCTGGTCTACATGGCCAACGGCAACCTGCTCTGCGTCTACCGCAAGGGCTCGGCGCATCAGAACAATGGCGGCCTGATCGTCGGCAAGATCAGTACCGACAATGGAGCGACCTGGGGAGCCGAGTTCACCATCTACAACCAGGGCACATACGACACGCGGAACCCTGGTGTGGGCGTCGATGCCACGAGCGGGCGGATCGTCGTCTTCGGCCGCGTCTACAATGTGACGTCCAATGCCAACGTCGACGTCTTCTTCGTGTCCAGTACGGACAACGGCGCAACCTGGTCGTCTCCAACGTCTCTGGTGAGCACGCTGCCGGCCAGCGTCGACTGGTGCCCGTTCGGCCGGCCACAGGTCACCTCGCTGGGCTGGTTGATGACCTTCTACCAGGCCAACAAGTGTTACCTGCTCAAGAGCACGGATGGCGGTGTGACCTGGACGGCGCAGGGTTACATCTACAACTTGAGCCAGTCGGCGGTGTTCAATGAGCCGAACCTGATCGCGCTGGACAGCAGTCGCGTGATCCTCATCCTTCGCGACGATGGCGCCACGCCGGACTATGCTCGATTCCGCTACTACAAGTCGGCCGATGGTGGCGCTACTTGGGCATACTTCGGCGGCCAGCTCTATACCAGCGACTCGATCAGCCTGGCGTGCCCCTGCTACGCCGTGAAGATCAGCGCCAAGAAGGTCGGCGTGGTCTTCGCGGCCCGTACGTCGACGAATCGAGTCTGCTACTCGGTCGTGGACCTTGACGCCTTCTTCCAGATTCCCTATGTCGGCTGGGACGGTGTCACCTCGCAGAGCCCGCCGCGGAATATCCTCGCGTGCGCCAAGAAGTCGTTCGACACGACGGTCACGTCGGTGACGGATTCGGAGTTCGGCTATGCCTTCCCGGTCCTCATCCCGAACACCGAGAATGTCCTGGTGGCATGGTATGACACCGGCGACGGCACGAACCTGAACTGCTCGATCTACATCACCAGCGCTCCCAGTCGGTGAGACCGCCCCGGCGTAGCCTGGGGCCATGGATGAAGCCCGCGCCACCCTGATCGCCGTCGTGTCCAGCCTTTCCAGGCTGCTGCTGCGCCTCCATAAGCTGGCCAACTCTGCGCGCCGATCGCCTGGCGGCCACGTCACCGCGGCCGCCGCCGCGCACTGGACCGTCTCCGACCTATCGCCGCCATCATCGTGGCTTGACGCTGCAGCTCCGAATACGGCGATCAGCGGTGTAATCGGCTCCGTCATGCTTGCCCAGGCGCACCTCCTGGCCATGATCGAGGCCCCTGGCGAGATCGACCGCGCGCTGGCCATCCGGGTCGTTGAACACGTCTGCCACGGCGCCTACTGGAGCTCTCGCGTCGAGGCGCTAGCAGCGCGCCTTGGAGTCGACCTGCCTGGATCGCCCAGCCAGTTCCACCATGGGGCCAGCCTGCACCAGGTTCCGCTGCCGCGGCGCGGCCAGCCGCCGGACGATCCGGTCCAGGTCGCCAATCGGCGTGCGCACCGGCCTCAATAGCGCATAAAAAAAGCCCGCCGGAGCGGGCTTCGTAATTCTGTGGGCGGGTTATTCAGGCGCTTTTGCGCAGGTCGCCAGCGAGCGGCTCATTGTTGTCCATCTCGGCGGCCTTCTTTTTGGCTTCGCGGGAGCGCTCTTCCAGGATCGTCGAGATTTCGCCCACCGCCCAGCGCTGCAGCAGGTCACGGATCATCGGCTGATAACCGATGCCGCGATACTTGGCGATCTCCTTGAGCACATTGATCAGGTCCGCCGGCATCCGCATCGAGATCAATTGCATGTTCAGGCCGGTCGCTTTTTCGATCGCCTGCGTCTCGCTTTCGTCGACGCGCACGGCACTGCTGGCATCCAGGCCAAGCGTGCCGTTCTCCCAGTTCTCCGCAGTTCCCGGGATCTTCTTGCTGCTCATTGTCTTACTCCTCGTTGGGCCAGCAGCTCGGCAGTCCGGCTTGCTGGCGGTACGTGTCCAAATGCTTGTCGCTGGTGGGTTCAAAGGCCGTCTTGATATCGACGTCATCGCCGCGACGGATGAAGCACACTTTCAGCATTCGGTTTCGGTTCGTGGGCGCCATGAACCAGAAGGTAGGGGGATCCGTCTGGTGGTCTTCATTGGGATCAAGGAAGTAGATCGCTTCGCCGTTCGCGAAGCATTCCATGACTTCTTTCTGCGTTACGTCATGGTCGTCTTGCAACTTCGTGATCACATGCGAAGAAAAGTTAAAGCCCATGTCCGCTGCCTCCTTGCTAGACGACTACTGTATATACATCCTGTTTCGGCATCAATACCAAAAGCTTTAAATGTATATACGCTATTCCTGGGGCCTATTTGACACCAGGACGGCTCCAGTTCAATAGGTCTTTTGGGCCATAAAGTGCGGCATGGTGACGCAGTTCAAGTACCTCGACCATTTCTGAACGGAATCAGCCGGCCGGCTGACGACCCCATCCATGGGACGCCGCAGCGCGGCGCTAGCCGCTAAGCCGCCCGGATCGCCACGACCTTGCCGCCGGCGCGCAGCTGGTCGAGCAGGTCCGCCCAGGCCTGCATCATCCGCCGCCGGTCCGGCAGGTACTCCGCGTAGTTGTAGGCGCCCCGGATCTTGTCGCGCTCGGCATGCGCGAGCTGGCGTTCGATCCAGTCCCGATTCCACCCTTCCTCGTTGAGCAGGGTGCTGGCCATGCTGCGGAAGCCATGGGCGGTCATGACGGTGTTGCTGTAGCCGAGCGTGCGCAGCGCAGCATTGATCGCGGTCTCCGACATCGGCCGGCCGGCGCCGCGGGCGCTCGGGAACAGGTACCGGCCGTCGCCGGTGAGCGGCCGCAGCTCCTCGATGACGGCCTGCGCCTGGCGCGACAGCGGCACGATGTGCGGGGTGCGCATCTTCATCTTGGGCGCCGGGATGCGCCACTCCGTACCATCGGCGTTGATCTCCGCCCATTCCCAGTGCCGCAGTTCTCCTGGCCGGACGAAGGTCAGCGCGGAGAGACGCAGCGCGCACAGCACCACGAAGGTGCCCCCATGCCCCTCGATCGCGCGGAGCAGGCCGCCCACCTTGGCGCGGTCGGTCACGCTGGCGTGGTGGCGCACGCGCACCGTCTTCAGCACGCCGCGCAGGTCCGCGGTGGGATCGCGGTCGCACCGGCCGGTCGGAATGGCGTAGCGGAAGATCTGGCCGCACCGCTGCTTCAGCCGCTGGGCGGTCTCAATCTTGTCCTGCGCCTCGGGCCGCTGGATCAGGGCCAGCATGTCGGCCGTGGTGATGGCGCGCAGCGGGCGGTGCCCGATCCACGGGTAGGCCCAGGTCTTGAGCATGGCCACGGACTTCTCCATTGTCGCCTCGCTCCAGTGCCCCTGCTTGGCCAGCCATTCCTGCGCCACAGCCTCGAAGCGGTTGTCCTTCTCCGCCGCCTCCCGCGCCTTGGCCAGCTTCCGGTGCGTCGACGGGTCTGCCCCGGCGCTGAGCAGGTCGCGCTGCCGGTCTCGCTCCCGCCGCGCTTCCTGCAGCGACATGGCCGGGTACTCGCCCAGGCCGATCATGTTCGCCTTCGCGCCGGCGCGGTACCGGTAGCGCCAGAGCTTCGCCCCGGTAGGGCGAACCTCCATGCAGAGGCCGCCGGCATCGGCGACGCGATAGACCTTGGGACGAGGCTTGAGGGAGCGCAGGCGCGCGTCGGTGAGGAGGGCCAT